ACCCGGGCGGAGAGCTTGGCGAGCTTGTCGGTGCCGGTGATTTTCACGAGAGCACCCGCAGCGCAAACTCGGGCAGGCCGGTAGCGCTATCCATCGGCATGTCGAGAATCCAAGATTCGGCAGCAACGGTGAGGCTGTCGCCGCTGTTGGCTACCGTTCCAGCCGGGAGCGTTACGGTATCGACCCGCCGCGCTACCTGGCCGTAATCCCCCATTACTGCAACACTGCGGGAGATCACGACGCCTTCGACTGCTACCGACCCGCGCAGCAGACCCGGCGCACCGAAGGCGGTGGCCAGGGCCTGAGCGGCAGTGTCGAAAGCGGTGTCGAAAGCGGCGGTCATCGCAGAATCAAGCGTTGATCTTGATGTTGACAGCCGTCACACCAGAGCCCGCTGCAGCGACAGCGAAGCCGGAAAGGGTATTGCCCGACGCCGTGGTGGTGAGCCGCTTGTTGGTGTTGTCCCAGTACAGCAGCGCACCGGCGGCGACGACGTCGGTACCGAGTTTGGGGACCGTGAAAACGCCTTCGACCTGCACAGAGCCAGTGGCGCCGTTAGCGATGTCGGCCAGGGCTACGCCAAGGCGGGCACCGATCAGCACTGCCGTGCCGCTGGTGATCGTGGAGCCGGAGGCGTTGACGTAGTCGATCACGTCGCCTTCCTGCACATAGTTTTTTGCCATGATGGTTTCTCCATTGCGGGCGGCACATCGGCCGCCCGTGGTTGTCAGGGATTACGCGCCGGCGTTGGTCGTAGCACCGCGGAAATCGACGACGGAAACACCGAAGTCGTGGCGGACCTTGAAGCTGCTGCCATCCACGTCGAAGCCAGTTTTCTGCTCGAGGAAGGGCTCCTCGTTGCCATCGAGGAAATCAACTTCGAGCACCGGGGCGTCGGTGGGCGATGCAAAGCTGTAACGGCGGGTGCCAGCGATGCGGGGGGTATCGACGATGTCGGAATAGAGACCACGCACGGCGTTCGGGCGGCGGTCGCCCTTATTGCTTACCTCGTTGAACTCGGCGCCGTTGATTTCGATCGCCTTGGCCCGCAGGCCAGCCGGAACCAGCAGGACAGCAGGCTGCAGCGCCAGGTAGTCCTGGCCGCCGGGCTCTTTCTGCTGGACCATCAGCACACGGTCGGCTTCGACGGAGTCTTGCGACAGTGCAGCACCGGTGCCGATGTTGCCGTGGCTGGCGTGGAACAACGTGACGCCGTCGTCCATCGTCGGGCCGAGGCCGCTGTTGAGGGCGAGCAGCGCGTACACGTCCGCCTCGATAGTGCGGGCGGCAGCGCGGCCAAGCTGAGCAGACAGGCCGATGAAGGCGCCCAGGTCATCATTGATGACGGCCTGACGGGACAGGTTGATGATCATGCCCTTGGTGCCAATGCGCACGCGGGCCTTTTCGCCGTCGGGGATCGTGACGTTCTTGAACTCGCCGAGCTCGTTGGTCGTCTGCAGGTTTTGCAGCGCGGCCAGGCGATAGCGCGGGTGGTCGCGGAAGTCGCTCACGCTGCCCACGGCGCAGAAGCGGCGCCAGGTGTCGGCAGCAGCGGCATAGGCCTGCTGCAGGGTGCGATGCATGGCGTTTTCGAGCAGGATCGGGAAATCGCTGGTCGATTGGGTGAAAGCCGCGGCGACCATTTCCATTTTGTCGCGGCCGCGGTGGTCGAAGCCGGCGCGATCCAGCGAGGCGCGGGCGTGGTCCAGCAGGGACGCACCGCGGTACGGGTTGCTGCTGATGCTGGCCCGCACATCGGCACTGGCGACGCCGGCACGCACGAGCAGTGCATTGACCATCGCATCGCGGCGCTTGTCGGCTTCATCTTCGACGGTGCGCACGCTGTGGGCGCCGGCTACCGGGGTCGCGTCTTCGGCGATCTTGGCCAGGATCTTGAGGCCAGCGTCGGCGACGCTCACCTTGGCGTCGGCCTGCAGGGAATCCACCAGATCGGCCATGCCCATCACGGACATGTGCCGGGAGGCGGCCTGGGCAATGCCGGCGCGGCGGGTGGCGTCTTCGGCGATGGCCTGGGCGCGGATGGTTTCGAGGTCGGCGGCAGATGGGGTCTGAGCCGCCGGAGGGGTGACGGGAGTCGTCATGGTGGTCTCCGTGGTGGGTGCGGCGGCTGCCGCGGGGGTATCGAGTTGGCGTTTGGTCTGCATGGTGTCGAGCAGACTGCGCAGCTGGGCTGCGGGCATGGGCGCGGCTTCGCCGATCTGGGTGGCGTAGCCTTCGGCCAGCGCTTCATCGGCGGTGAAGAAGTGGTCTTTTCCGTCGGACATCAGGGCCATGACTTCGGCCTTCGGCTTGCCGGTGGCTTCGGCGTAGCAAACGGCGAGCGCAGAGGCCCACACGTCGAGCTGGTCGGCCATTTCGCGCAAGTCCACCGAATTTCCGCTGGTATAGGTCCAGGGGGAATGAATCATCATCAGCGAGTTGCTGGCCGCAATGCGCACGTCGCCGGCCATGAAGATTGCCGAGGCGACCGAGGCGGCGAGGCCGTCGTTGATTGTGGTGATCTTTGCGGGGTGATTCTTGAGCGCGTTATAGATGCCGAGTCCGTCCGGCACCGATCCCCCAGCGGACAGGATGCGCACGGTGATTTCGGGCGTCTGGATCGCGGTAATGTCCTCGCGGAAACGTGCGGCAGTGATCGGGTCGGATGACCACCAGTCATCACCGATTTCCTTGTAGATCAGCACCTCGGTGGCGGCGACGACGGGGCCATCGGCAGCGGCCTGGACGGCGGCAGCGGTGGGCGTCTTGATCGTGTACCAGTTGGGCATGGATAGCACCTGCATGGGGTTGAGCCTGCAGATTGCCTGACGCGCTGTCTCATTTTAAGGGGGTCGCGTGAGACAGTTTGAGATTCTCTGAAAATGAAAAGCCCGGCACGGGGCCGGGCGGTGGGTGTTGGTGCCGCGGAACCGCCGCGGCGCGGGACGGTACCGACGCCATCGCCCGGAGACTGCCGGGTCAGTGATAAAAGGGCAATCCCCGCGCACTCACGGGGGTTAGATTACGGGGCCGGCAGCATCCACAGATGCTCGGGTGTGATGCGGCGAAGAGCGTCGGGACGGAAAAGATCGGTCCCGCCCTGCTTCGCGGCCCACGCTATCAGTTCGGAGCACCACCACGAGTCGTCGTCTTGCCATTGCCGTTTGAGTCCGAGCCCGATGACGCCCCACAGATCGTAGGGCTTGCCAATCTGAGAGCGCGCAGCGGCAATTGCGGCGGACTCATCCGCGACGGGAATGTCGATCACAGCCCAGCGCGGGTGCGTTTCGATCGCGTGCATGAGCGACGACACCCGCACGCGGGGCCAAACGGCCTCAATGATCTCATCGCCGTCGATGATTACAGCATGGGACCAGCGGGACCACGTTACCGCCCGGATGAGGCGGCTGCCGATCTTGTCGGTCGTGCAGAGCAGGACGCGCACGATTACACCCCCAGCTTCGCGGCGGCGATGAACAGCGCATCGAGCCCCGCAGCGTCGAGGCCCAGCGCCGGGCCGAGCAGCGCCACGAATTGAGAGTCGCGACGGACAGCATTGCTGTATTCCCACTCGATCAACGCGGCGGTTTTCGGCGGGTCGGAGAGCGCGTTGATTGCGGCATTGACGGCGGCGAGCTTTCCGGTGGCGTGCAAAGCAAGGCGAGCCTGTCGCATAGTGACTTCGACCGGCACAGCCTGCGCAATCGGCGGCTCATCGTCAGCAACAATCCATGTGTCTCCCGCGAAAATCGCTACCTGCCCCGCCGCCAGATCGGGAGGTGCTTCGGCGCGCACCCAGCCACTATCCAGCCCTATATCGGGGGATGCGTCTTTCGTGCCGCCGGTCCAGACGCCGTTATCCTTGATTTTCTATGCAATCATGATTTACCCCGCGAGGATGTGAGCGTAGCAGCCGGCCGGCGGCGTGATTTTCGGGACCGCGAAATCAGTGATCGGGTTGTAAGTGCAGCCGTAAGCTGTCATCACGCGATTTCCGGCGCCTGAATATGCGACTGCGACAAACATGCACAGCTCGGGCGACCAACAACTTCCGACCCAAAAATTATCCGCCGCGCTCGTGCGAGATGTCCAGTTGATACCGTCAGGCGAGGTCATCACGCGGTTGCCGGTGCCCGAAGTTGCAAATGCGGCAAATAAGCGCAAGGATGGCGCCCAGTGCACCGTTCGCCAACCGTTATCCGCCGCACTCGTGCGAGATGTCCAGTTGATACCATCCGGAGAGGTCATCACGCGGTTGCCGGTGCCCGTCGCGGCAACGGCTGCAAATAGGGATAGCTCGGGAGACCAGCAAACGCGGCGCCAGTCGTTATCTGATGCACTCGTGCGAGATGTCCAAGTGATGCCATCCGGCGAGGTCATCACTCGATTACCTGTGCCAGAATTTGCTACTGCAACAAATAGAGATAGCTCGGGAGACCAGCAAACCGATAGCCATGAGTTATCTGCCGCGCTTGTGCGAGATGTCCAATTGACACCATCCGGAGAGGTCATCACGCGGTTGCCGGTGCCCGAGATTGCTACTGCAACAAATAGGGATAGCTCGGGAGACCAGCAAACCGAAAACCAGCTGTTGTCCGCCGCACTCGTGCGAGATGTCCAATTGACACCGTCAGGCGAGGTCATCACGCGGTTGCCTGTGCCCGAGATTGCTACTGCAACAAATAGGGATAGCTCGGGAGACCAGCAAACCGAAAACCAGCTGTTGTCCGCCGCACTCGTGCGAGATGTCCAATTGACACCATCCGGCGAGGTCATCACTCGATTACCTGTGCCAGAATTTGCTACTGCAACAAATAGAGATAGCTCGGGAGACCAGCAAACACTGACCCATGAGTTATCCGCCGCACTCGTGCGGGCCACAAACGTAGACAGCCCATTCGCAACGCGCCCGAGGCGCTGCGCCAGTGCTGGGTATGCAGATCTCGAATACGTATTGCCTGTGGCGGGGAGATGATTGACGAGTATGGGCAGCGCCGAAAACACGACATGCCCTGCCGCACTGATCCCTGGCACGTCCCATCTATTTCCAACCCCCTGGTCCGGGGTGGTTACAGTCAGTGCTACAGGTTCGGGCTTGAACAAGCCCGTGGCCAGGAGCTTTCCGGTTTCGACGTCATCGCGTTCTTCGATCTGGCCGGGCATCCAGACCGATTGCTTACCTGTGGTGGCGAGTTCGGGCCAGCGTTGCTGGGTGCCGATGTATTTGATTTCAATGGGCATGGTGTGCGGGGCCTTTGGTAATGGTGAGTTTCATTGGGTGCCAAAAGAAAAGGCCCTGCATGGGCCTTGGTTTTACGCGAGGTCTTTGTAGTCTTCTAGTATCTGCCTTGCCCACATGAGCAAGTCAGACACTCGCTGCCCAGGTGGTTGCGTCTTGACCCAAAGTTCAAGGTTCTCGGGCCGGTTGTCTTTCCGATCACCATTCAGGTGATGCACGTTCTCGTTCTTGCGCAGCGGTCTACCCAGCTTCTCCGACATGACGCTGCGATGTTGGTAGACATAGTTGTTGGCGGTTGCATTGGGGTCACCAGGCGCATATCGCCATATATATCCCGTGGAACATTCATGCCACTGGTTCTTCCCCCTGGCGTGCCACTTGTATTTCGCAATGGTGTGGTCGCCATACTTTCTAAACAGAGAGTAGTGCCCTGAACACAGGCACTTTGCAAGGGATGGCTTGTCGCAACCCTCTGCTTTGCACTTCTCGCTGTTTGGCTCATGCGGAGAGCCACCGGCCAGCGGGTCGCCGTACCTTCTAAATCGCTCGTAGTGCGCATGGCACCAACCGCCCGATTTGTACTTGTACGTACAACCTTCAATCCTGCATTTCTTTTCGGCTTTGAGCATATGGGGCACCTCGTCGTTGGTGCCCCATTTTGCCAGATATTGGCGTTAAGATGCAGAAATTTTAAGCAGCTTAATTGCCTGTGTGTTACGCAGCTTGCCGCCCACGCGCTTGCGCACGTAGAACTTCACAAAGCCGGGGGTGGTGATTTCGTCGCGGGTGATTCGCATGCCTACGCGGTCAGCGATCAGGTAGCCTTCCTTGAAGTCGCCGAAGGCCAGGGAGAACGCGCCAGCGCCGACAGCGGGCATGTCTTCCGCCTCAGTGATGCCGTAGCCCATGAAGGTTGCAGGCTGGCCCGCAGTCAGGGCGGGTTGCCACAGGTACTGGGCCGAGGTGTCCTTGTACTTGCGCAGCGCGGCCAAAACCAGCTTGGACGTCACCCACTGGGCGTTGTTGCGGTAGCGGGCGCGCAGCGCGTACACCAGGTCATAGAACACATCGGCGCTGGTGGGCAGCGCGGCGGCTTGGCCCGAGGCGATGTACTGCAGCGTTCCAAAAGCGCGGGCGCTGTCAGCGGTTGTCACCGGCGTGGGGCCTGCCAGAAACCCGGTGGGCTTCTTGGTGCCATTGCCCGACACGAATGCAGCGCCTTCGCCGGCTGCAATGGCTTCAGCGGCAGAACTGACCAGCCAGCTTTCCACGTCGAAGAACAGATCGTCGAGCGATTCTTCCGACGCCTGGGGCTTGGCAGAGGCCATGCCGAACGTGGGCGCGATTTCTGCCAGGTCAGGCGTGTTGGTTTGGTTGCGGGTGTCGGTTTCACCCAGCCACTCGAACCCAGCGCCGTTGACGTCGAACAGTTCCTTGTAGTCAGGGCTGCCAACGGTGCGAACGGTGGCAATCTGGCGGATAGGCGAGATGTCAACCGACAGGCGGGCAATCTGGCGCTCGATGATCTCGGGCAGCGCAAAACCACCAGCGGAGCCGGTCGAGGTCACGGTCTGCGTGGCACGGGTTTCGCGGCCATCGCGGCTCTTGGATTCCAGTTGTTTGGCGGCAGTGGCGGCCTTTTGTTGGCGCTCGTGGTCGCCTGGCGCGCGCATCCAGTCCAAGAAAGCGTGGCGGTATTCCACAGCTTCCTTGCTTTCGCCTTCTTGGCGGCCACCATCCATCACGCCGGGGCGCGACAGCTTGGTTTCCATCTTTTCCAGCTTGGTCTTGACTTCGCCCAGGCCGTCAATGTGGGCGTCGATCTTGGCGAGCTTGGCGTCCAGGGCTTCGGTCGAGGCGCCGGACTTCACGGCTTCGATGCGGGCGTCGTTGGTCTTCTTGTACTCGTCGAAGGCCGTGGCGATCTTGTCCAGGGCATCGGCCACAGACTTGACGCTGGGTTCGTCGCGCTTTTCGTAAGCGCCGACAGCTTGGGCCTTGGCCGTGAATGCGGCCATGTGGGCGGCCATGACGGCCAGGAGGGAGAGCGATTTACGCATGATGGTGCTTTCTGAAATGAAAAAAGCCACCCGAAGGTGGCTTGTTGGTGATGACGGGTTCGTCAGGAGGTGAGGGAACGCAGCAGCCGATCGGCTGCCTTCATTGCCACGGCGGTCGAATTCGCAGAATCACTCCGCACTTCTCCCATCCGCATGACGCGCGACACAAAGGCCGTCGCGTCGCTTTTGCTGAACCCGGCATCACGCAGGACTTTTTCAGCATCTTTGGGGGCCTGCAGTTCGTCTGCAGACTTCACATTCGTTACCCGCGCCTTTTCGTTGGCGGGGAAGGTGACAAGGGAGACTTCCCACAGGTCGATGGCTGTCAGGGTGCGCACTTCTGTGCCGCTGTCGTAGGCCCATTCCTTGGACATGAAGCCGATGGACAGGCCATTCAGGGCGCCCATCTTGAGCAGCGCGTGCGCCTCTTTGCCCTTGACGGTTTCCATGGCGAGCTGGCCCTTGATGCGCAGGCCCTTTTCGTCTTCGACCATCTCCGTCCAGACGCCGATTGGCTTGTCGGCATCGTGTTGCCAGAGCATTGCGGGCATGGTGCCAGCCGCCTTGTGGTCTTTCAGGGATTGGACGAAGGCGCCCTTTGCTATCACGTCGTCGTAGTTGTCACGCACGCCAAAAACGGAGCCGTAGCCTTCAACGGTGCCATCGTCGCCTGCGGCCTTGATCTGCAGAGCGAAGGAGCGCACTTCGCGCCCACCGCCTGCGTCCTTGCGCTCAGGGCGTTGCTGGGTCTTGTTTTGCATTGGTGCTTCCTTCATCGGCTGTGCCGCTGCTCATATTCATCGGCTTGAGGTATTCGTCGCCGCCAGGACGTGGTTCCCAGCCTTCTTCATCGCGGTATTCGTTTGGACTCATCAGGCCCATTTCGACCATGGTGCGGGCGTAAACGGCGCGGTCCTTGATGGAACCGGCGCGCATGTAGCGGGTGTCGAACTCGCCAAAGAGCGGCCCAGCGCCGTCCAGCAGCATTTCGTCAATCCTCTGCGTCCAGGCCCGGTGCCAGGGCGCCAGGCAGTGAATCAGGTGGGCCGCAAAGAACGCCTCGGAGCTGGCAAAGGTGCTGGTCTTGTCGGAGTGCCCAACCATGATCGGAAACACCCCATAACCCCGGCAGATTTCCTCGATTTGCAGGCGGCGCGTCTCAACGTGCTGCGCATCTACGCCAGTCTGAGAGGTGGGCAGCCACTTCGCATTGCGGTCCAGAACCAGCGGCTCGCCTGCGCGGCTCGGTCCGGTCTTTTCCTTGATCCAGGCACTCAGGCGCTTGTGCTGCTCTTCGTTCAGGTTGCCTTCTACGCTGTACGTGCCGCTCGGGCGCAGGCCGTTTTCATGCATCGCCGCCTGGCTGCGCTCGGTGGCCATCGCAAGGCCAATGGCAGAGCGGGCCAGCGATACGGCATTCATGCTGCCCACCCAATCCCACTGCACGCCGTTCAGGACGAACACATCCTCGGGCGAAAACTCGCCAATCATTCCGAACTCGTCCCAGCAGCGGTAGCGGATTTCGTAGCGGGAAACCTTGCGCACGTCCCAGTTGCCGGGCATGACGGGGATCAGTTCGCGCACACGGCGGTTGTCGCCGCGCACTTTGATGGACAAACCTGCCCCGGTGAGGGCGGCGTGAATGGTCATCTGGCGGCGCCATTCAAAGCTGGTTTGCCATTCGTTCGGGCGGCGCGATAACAGGCGATATTCCGGGATGTTGGTGGCCTTCTGGCGCGTGCCGTCTGGCAGCTCGCGGAACACATTCAGGTCAGGCGTTGCGCAGCCGTCGGCGATCACCTTCACGCACGCAAGAACGGTGGCTACCTGCAGCGCGGTCTTGTCAGTGACAGCGACCCCGGCGACAACGCCGCCGCCCACGCCGTCGATCAGGCTTGCCACCTGGTCGTAGGTGAGCTGGGCAGCTTTGCGGCCCAAGAATCGGTCAAGGAGTTTCAAGGAGAGTCCCAAAATGATTGTTCAGTGGCGACGGAGGCATTCACCAGCCCCGCCGCCATCACAGCAGCTACGGCCAAGTCAATCCGGCCCGTCGCTTTTTCCTTGGACAGCTTGCGGTTTTCCGCGCCGTCCTGCTCGATGACTGCATTGCTCATGCACCAGTCCAGAACCTTGTGCCCTGCGTGTGCAATCTCGCCGTTCAGCAACATGCGC